CATCTCGGATATTTACTCGACATTTATTTTCAAACGCAAAGAATAGTTATGAAGGCGACCTGGGTAGAGATGGGGCTGTCATGCATTTTGGTCGTCATGCTCCTATGGGCAATCGCATCTATTAAAGAACCGAGAATGCTCACAGATGTTCGTGAACGGTACGACGTTCTGTTGACGCATCTGCGTCAGACTCAGCAGGTCGATTCACGTTTTGAAATTCTTCGTCGTCACGAGCCGCTACTCACCGGTATTGATTCGTCTCGTATGACGAACGGCACGATCGGCTACAACGTCAACAAAGGGTACGAGATATATATGTGTATCGATGCAGAGGGGTCTCTCGATGCAGCGATGCACGTGCTCATTCATGAGCTTGCACACATGACTGTTCCAGAGTATGATCACACGGATGCATACTGGCAGAACTTCAAGGATTTGCGTGAGCTGTGCAAGACGCTCGGTCTCCTCACTGAACATAGCGAGCCCATGACCTACTGCGGTGGTCAAATTACAGTCTAGGCCTGATTCTTCAGAAACTTGAGCGCGAAATAGTAGAGCGCCGCGACGATCAGGGCCGTGACAGCCATGCCGGTCGTCGACAGCTCACCCGCCTCGGACATAAACTTGGGAATGCTGTCAGCGAGCTTGTCCTGGACGGGCTTGGAAAACGCCAGCAGTGCGGCGATACCTGCCACGGCTGCCTGGAACTGCTCATCCGTCAGTCCCAGGGGGTTGCCAGTCTTCTTCGCCGGCGAAGAACCAATCATACCCGGGCTCACGGCCGTGACGCGCTGGGTCGTTGGCGAAGTGTACGTCGCCGAGTTGACACCCCCTGGAGTGTCGTCTTCAAACGAAGCGGATGGCATGACGTCGGCGATGGAACTCGAGAAATCCATCATGTTATTATTCTGGTCAGAAGTTTTTTCATCTTGAAAAAGCGGAAGTGCACCGGGACCGGCCGGTGGAACTTCACCACGTCCCACGGGTTCCGATCGAGTGTTTGAGCCCATCTGACGATCGAGTGACTGTGGCTGCTGGGGAGGCAGATCATCGATCGTCGGAATGTACTGAATCATGGTAGAACCGCCTGAGCCAAAATCCATGTTCTCCATTGTTTCTCACGGAGAGTCTTTTTAGCTTCATGGGACGCGTACTACACCTTCTTGATGTTGACCACTGACGACCCCTTCTTGACGAGAGGTGTACCGGATGTTGATTGGAGCGCCGGCGGGTGTTTCGGGTTGTAGTTTTTGGCGTGGTATTGCCACATGGCGTCTGAACCGATGCGGAATCCCGTGCGAATTGGCGCCTTGTAGTAGAAGACACAATCCTCGATCCGGTTGGATTTGCTCGTGTTGTCCAGGACCAGACACTCATAGTTTTCAGTACAGGCGTTCATCACCTGACAGAACATGTCAAACGTCGGAAAGACGCCGAAGAATGACTTGTACAACCGTTCGCGATTCTGAATCACATTCTCGCGCAAGACAAACACATAATCGACGTTGGCGCGCAGGTCGGGCGACAGATCCATGCAGTACTGCATCGTCAGCATGAAAAAGAGTTTCCAGTGACGGCCGTTCATGAAGCACTGCCGGATGCACGTATCCTTCATGAACGCCTTGTCGTACATGCAATCGTCCATGAGCAAAAAAGCGCCCGTCTTATGCCCCGAACCAACGATGGTTCGCTGTCGGGCGAGCACCTTTTCGATCGCCGACTTGTTATAGTCACCGTAGATGAACAGGTCGGGCACAAACTGTTTGTAATAGTGGTTCCCGTCCTCCGTGCCTGACATGACGATCCCGACCGGCAAGTGTCGCTTGTAGTACATGATGTCAGTCACGAGGGTCGATTTCCCCGTGCCGCGCTTGCCGATGAAGACACACACCTTGTCGTCTGCAATCGTGCTCGGGTCAAACTTTCTGAGCTGGAGATTTGCAGCCATTCCTGCTACCATCGGGTATTTTTCCAGAGCGTGTAGGACGCGCCGTAAAAAACCGTGCCTAGTGGTAGATGTCGAGCGCCAGCATTCGACTTGCAGCCCGCGGCGAGCAGGACTTGTGGCTCACAGGCACGCCCAAACAGACGTACTTTTTGGCATTGTATCGCAAACGTGAGCCCTATGTTCTCGAATCGTACGAAGTTCCGTTCGACACGTCGAATGTGTTTTTTGGATCAACCGCGACGTGTACGCTCCCGGCCAAAGGGGATCTGATTCAAAAAATGACGCTCAAGTGCACTCTGCCCGCTCTCTTTTATAGCAAGCCGGGGTGGTGTTATCCCGTGACGTCGACGACGTTTCAGCCGTACATCTACCTCTTTGATTCATCAGGGAACATTCTCGAAATTCTCCAGGTTCGATCGAACCAACCATTCTATTCATCGGCTGTTCTGACGTGGGTACCCGTGTCAGTGTATCTGACAGCCGTCGCGTACAACCGCGTCGATCGCCTGACGTATACGCTTGCGGCAACGGTGTCCCGTATCGGATTTGTCGCGACAGAAACGTCCTTCTTTGGCTTTGACGACAAGCTTGGCACAAAGCTTGGTACATCCGGGATCGTGACGTATGCGGTGACGACGACCCTCCAGGCGCCGTTCACGCTTGAGCAGGGCGGGTGGGTCCCCGGATTCACTCCACCGATTGGTCTGAGCTATATAGACTCGGTCGGTACGTACGTCGTTCGCACTGCAGAGTTTCTCGTCGGCGGACAGACGATCGATGTCGTGACTGGTGAGTACATTGACATTCGTCAGGATCTTGAGGTGCAGTATGAAAATCAGGCAGCCCTACTTTTGCTCAATGGCAAGGGGGATACGAGCGCGATTCAAATTCCCCGGACGTACTATGTCACCCTACCATTCACGCCCGAGATGACACTCCCGATTCGCGATCTGTACAAACAGGATGTCAAGGTGCGCGTGACGTTCGAGCAGTTTTCACGTCTGACGGCGACCGATATCCCTCTGAGCGGCTATGGGTTCCTCAACAGCGCATCGTCAACCGTCACGCCCGTCTTCCCGACCCTGTACTCAAACACGGCGGTTTTTGACGGCACGTACATCTACGTGTTTTCGTACAACATGTTCGGGCTGGTCGATCCGAGAGTACCCTTTGTCGCTCCGACGTTTGTTCAGATGGGTGACGTGAGTCCGAATGCGCAGTTCGAGGCGAGCTTTGTCATCAATGGCGAAGTGTTTGCGGTGTCGACCGACCAGTACATCGTATCGGTGCCAGTCATTACGACCCAGACACTGTCGTCGTTCCTGACATCATCGTATGTCGTGTTCCCTGCCGGCATACCTCGCAGGGCTGCATGCACTGACGGGCGGTATATTTACGCCTACGCCGGTTCGAACGACGCAACGGCTGCGTACAACACCGTGTACCGTTTCGACACGCAGAGTCTCGCAACCGACACGATTGATCTCAAAGTGACGGGTGTCGTCGCGGTGAACATCAATCTTCAGGTGACACCGACGTTCGACGGCCGGTACGTCTACTTTACCGACAAGTACCAAAATACGCTCATCATCCGGTACGACACGAACGCCGCATTCACATCAGCCGGATCGTGGGCCGCGTTCAACTACAACTCGGTGCTGAGCATTCCTCAGCAAAACCTGAGCGCCTCGGTATTCGACGGCCGGTACGTGTACTGGGTGTCTGACGTGACGACGAGTCGGTGGATCCGGTATGACACGCGAGGCACGTTTGCAACGGCGGGCGCATGGGACTCGTTCGCGCTGCTCAGCGTGGTGTACGCCGGTGCAAACACCGCGGCGTTCAAGTCACCGGTGTTTGACGGCCAGTACATTACGGTCAGTGGGAATGGCGTATTTTTGCGGTACAACACAGCCACGTCATTCACATCCGCTGCATCGTATGAATGGTTCGAATACACGACCGGTGCAACGTCAGCCGGTGGACGAACTGCCGTGGTCACATCAGGTGTGTTCAACATCAACGTGTTTGACGGTCGGTACATTTACAGCTTCCCCTTCGGGACGCCGAACGTTCTTCGCCAGGATACGTCGATCGCCATCACCCCGTCGTCACTCCAGACATCGATGATCATCGACTATGCACGTCTGCCTGACAAGAGTGAACTCGAGGCACAAGAATTCATCGTCACACAGACATCATTGATCCAGTCACCGAACGCGCGTTTCGCACTCGAGATTGCCGGGCCGGCCAAGGAACTGTTCATGGTGAATCAGACGTTGACGTCGAGCGGGCCCTACGTGTACAACGCCCTGACGCCCATCGAACTCAAGTTTAATGACGAAAAGGTGTTTGATTGGACGGCTCGCCAGATTGAGCCCTACCGGTTTCACTCGACGATGCCACAGCGTACCATGAGCCTCGTTTCATTTTCACAAGATCCGGAATCCAACATGAAGATCGCCGGGAGCGTCAACCTCGCACGCATGCGCGACATTCAGGTATCCGTGGCTGCATCGGCCAACACGGTGACGCGTGTGTACGCTCGAACGTATAACGTGTTCCGGGTCGAGAATGGACTCGGCGGCTTGCGTTTCATGTCGCCGTCGTTCAAAACCATGTTCCAGCCGGACAATCGGTGGATCTACATATCGACTGCGACCACGGCCACCGTGGGTGTTCGTCCCCTGTCTGGAAACGTTCTTGCGACGGTCGGCATCGGTGGAATAGGTGCGTCGACCGGGACGCTTGAGGGCGTGCCGACGACACCTCCTCAGAAGATTGTAATTGACTCATCGGGCAATTTCTACGTCGGCGGTACATTCCAGGGGAACAATATTCAATTTGGAAACAGTCCGCTCTTTCAGTGGTATGGCGGCGCACCGGACAGCTACCTGGCTGTCTACGATCGAACGTCGACGCTTGCGAGCACGGTGGTACTCACGACGCTGGGTGCCGGTGGAGTCACCGTCAATGCGCTGGCCGTACAGGGGACGAGCGTGTACGTCGTCGGCACGTTCTCGGCAACGGCATACTTTGTCAACGTCGACGGAAACTACGCAACACTGACCGCCGCAAACGCGGCGAACATGTTCGTCGCAAAGTATGGCACGTTTGGCCAATATGTCACATGGGTCGCCAGAGCTGGTGGCCCCGGTGGAAGCGCGACGGCAACGGGTCTTGGCGTGACAACAACGTCGGAGGGCGTATATGTCACTGGCACGTACGCTTCATCGTGCACATTCTATAACGCAGATGGTACGACAACGTCATCACTCACCGCAGTTGGTGTCCGGGACGGATATGTCGCCAAATATTCTCACGCAGGTACAGTTCTTTGGCTGGCGAAGATTGGTGAAGCGTCGACGACGATACCTTCGACGGGAATAGCTGCGAGCCCAGACAATTCGATCATCGTGACGGGTACGAATCCTGCAAATACACTCGGTGTGTACAACGCGTCTGGGACGCCGACGTCCTTGTCAGCCGTCGGCGCCGTCAATGACGCGTTCATCGCCAAGTACACTCCGGCGGGTGCAGTTACGTGGGTGACGCGTATCGGTGCAGGTGGTCAGGGTATCGTCGTGCCAACCGTTGCGCTCGACAACGCGATCGTGATCACGGG